CAGTAGTTAGGTTAGTTGCAGTTACAACACCTTTGAGCTCGTTACCAGCACCATCCAAAGCTACGATAGTAGACTGTGGAGAGATAACGTTCTGTACGTCAGCAGCGACAGGAATAGTAATTGTATTAGTTTGATCATTAGTACAACCCTCATAAGAGATGTGCAAACGATTTTGTTCAGACCAGATAACCTGATCAGAAGTCATAGGCATTTCAGCTCCTACCATACGTAAGAAACCAGATAACGTGCGGTTTCCATAACGCTCTACTTCTTGTTCGTAGATCTCAGGTAGATACTGTTGTGCGAATGTATCAGAATCACCAGTACCAGTTCCTCCGTTAAACGAAAGGAAGTTAGTATCTAGCAATTGTTGTGATTGACTTGGGACAATACTCCCAAATAAAGGACTTACAGCCATAATTATTTATTTTATTTTTTGATTGTTATTTTTTTAACTTTTAATTTTGAAGAGTCAACACCACTAATAGCTTTAACTTTTAATCCATTAACAAATACTTCACCTTGTGCTGATTGTCTTGGTTCTGTCGAGATGTTTTTCGACTTAGCCATTACGTCTTTAACAGCGTCAGCTTTTCCTTGCTCATAAAAATGTTGAGCTAAAGTGTCAGAGTTTCGCGCTGCATATAAAGCTTTGTGATAACCTTTGACATCAGATATATTTCCACTTTCGTCTAAGAACGTCTTGACAAAGTCTGCAATATCCATTTGTGCCTTAGCTACGTTTTCAGGATTTTTAACACCATACCTAAACTTTTTATCTCCAACTGAGAAATCAAAACCTTTGAAATCATTAGAAAAAAGTTCATTAGTTGTACTGCTAAAATGTTCCTGTTTTTGCTTTACAGTTTGTTGCTCTTCACTGTATCGATTAAAAAAGTCTACGGCTTTTTGTTGTTCTTGGGTTACGCTCGGTCTCAACTTGATCTCGTCGTAATACTTACCCTTTAGTCCTTCCAAAAAGCTTTTGGCTTTTCCAACTTCTTCTTTAAACGCAATTTTCTTTTTGCGTATATCTTTATCCTCGTCTAATTCTTCATCATAATCAAAGTCTTCTAATAAAAGACTTACATCCTCATGATCAAGATGCGGTCGTGTTTGTTTATAATATTCTCTAACTAACGTATTATTATCTACGCTAGAGTAGTCTGCGTTAAGCCGCACATAATCAGCGACTGTACCACCAGTTTCTTCCATAAACGAAACTAGCTTTTCAATATTTTCTGGTAGCGGTTTACCTGTTTGCTCCGCTTTTTCTACAGCTTTTTCTACAGCTTGTACAGTTTCATTAACCTCTTCTTCATTAACTAATGTTAATGGAGATTCTACTGTTTCTTCGGTGGTCCGTATTTCTTCAACCACTTCTTTGCTGTCGCCACTGTCTTCGGGCTTTTCGACAATAGCATTGCTATCATCTGTCTCTTGTGTTTGAACGGCATCTTCTTTTTTTATTTCTACTTTAGTAACTTCAGGTATAACTTCACCTTGTGCTTCAACCGATGTTTTTGGTATTTCAACTTTAGTTACTTCATTTGCTTTACCTAAGTTTTTAGGTTTAGAAGGGGTTTTTATTTTAAACTCTCCTTCTTGTTTTACTTCTTCTGACATAATATAATATAATTAAATAATTGAAAATTTTTTTATCGAGGCTCAAACTGTTCAAGTCCAAATCCTCCTAACGCGTCATTACCAGACGATTCAAAGTTTTTAGGCAGCTCATCATTCTGTCTTTGCGAAATCATTTCAGATTGTTGTGTGCCTATAATTTTAGCACGTTTGTCTTTACGATCTTCTATTTCTTTCTCTCTAGTAGTCTCAGCATCAACTCTGGCTTTAGCTAATTGCATGTTATATCCAAACTCTTGCTCCATTAGCATTTGCTTTATTTGAGCTTCGCGTTCTAATTTTTGTATTTCAAACTGAGACTTACCTTGTTCCAACTGCAGCTTAGTCTCTGTAAGAGCTTGTTGTTTTTGCACTTCTGCCAAAGCGGCTTGTTCAGAAGCTTGAGCGTTTGCTTGCGCTTGCGCTTGAATATTTGCTTGCTGAGCAGCAGCGGCTGCTTCAGCTCGTTCTTTTTGTTTTTGTTTTAGATATTGATTAGCTAGTTTAATATTTTTAATCTGTCTAATATCTATAGCATCTTCTAAACCTATTTGACCACTTTGCAAAGCTACTTGTATATTTTGTTCTAACAACTGTTGCTCTTCATGGTCTGGTTCTAACTCTAAGAAAATACCGAACTCATGCATGTTTAATTTTTCTATTTCTTGCAATGAACCTACGTTGTATTGATTTATACAACTTATCAAAGCGTTTTTGGTGAGAGGAAAGCTTAACATATCTGCAGCTCGTAAACTTATATTTTCAGCGGCTCTAATAGTTAGATACATAAGAGACTGTAGTATGTGTTTAGTAGCAGTGTTTGACGCTGCTGCAGCTAGCTTCTGCAGTCCTACTAAAGCATTTTTGTCTGGCTGACTACCATCACGAGCTTCATTTAACCCTGTTACGTCACGTATCATTTGTAAGTAGTATTGATACGTTTGTACTAATGCACCTATTTTAGCTTGACCATTTGAAGTCTGCAGTTCTTGAATAGGAACCTTACCAGGATTAATATCACCATCAACTGTCTTAGATCTACCAACTATACTACCAGTCTGGAAGTACATGTTTAAAGCTTCTTGAGGATTATAATTTGTACCATTACCAAGATCAACTTCTGATAAACCATCAACATCTACAAATACACCATCTGGTACCATACGAGATAATACTTGTTGTATTTTTAAATGAGTAAGTTGAATCATATCAGCAAAGCTTACACACTTACTTACTAAGCTTTCTATCCTACCTTTGTACATACGAGGTGCCGATATAGCATAGTTCATTTCAACTTTAGTTTGATCGCTATAAGGTCTTGACATGTTTTCAGCTAATTGCCATTTTAACATTTTCTCATGACCTAATATCTTAGCACCACTATATAAAACCTCTATAGCTCTATGCACTCTTTCAAAGTTATCGTTATCAGGTGGATTAAAATCACCTGGCTTTTCTAAAGCTTTTTCTAAACCTTGATCTGTTTGTTTGATTTTAAATACTTGATTGTTATATGTTTTGTATTCAAAATAAAGAACCTGTATATTATTGTAGTTGTCGTCTTGACCTCTGTAATTTCTAGTGTAATTAGAATCACCTGGGTATTTTTGTATTTCATCTAACTCAGCATCAGTTAAATACGGAAATTGTTTTTTAACTTCTTCTAAACTTACGTTTTTAACTTCACCTACATAATATATATCTTCAAAATTAGGATCTTCTGTATAAGAATAAACTAAATTAGCTGGGTCTACATAATCAACGGTAATACCATTTGCTAGATTAAAATCTGTTTTAACAGCTGATATACCTAATACAACTAAATCGTAAGCTAACCTCTTTTTTACTTCGTCGTATTTATTATAATTAAATATATTTTCAATTAACTCTTCTTCAGCTATTTCAATAGACTGCTTGTAGCTTAATTGCATGTACAGTTCTAATTCTTTTTCGTCGTTTGGTAAAGCTTCTGGATTTACACTAGAATAAAAGTTTTGTCCAGTTAGTTCGTTTAATTGTTCTATTTGGTTTCTGCTTTCCATGTCTTGCACGGCATCAGAGATGTATTGAGTTCTTTGTTTTAATGCAAATGGATCATTAGCAAATGATTTTATTTCATAACCTTTATCAGTCATACCGTTGACAACAATATCAACAAACTTAGATAACACAGCGACTGGCTTCCAATCTAAATTAAGATAAGACAAATCACCGTTAATAGATAATTCATCTTTGTATTTTGCTACAGACTGCTCGCCTCTAGCGTACAATCTTAATCTGTGGAAATCTTGCCAATTGTTTCCAAAGCGACCACCAGCTCCTAAGCCACGATCACCTCTGAACCATTCATTTTCAATGGCTCTACCAACTTGATAACCGTAGTCTAAAGTATTCTTTTCTGCGTCTGGTACCACCTGACTTGGAAACGAACTATTAACATTAGTGTAAATCATCTATTTTATTATTTTTGATGTATGACCTGTATTGTCGTACTTGCCGAAGCTTAAACTAACTGGATCTTTTTTTACTAATTGAACTGGAGTATATTTGTTTTTATTGCAAGCCATTATAGCTAACCCTGAACTTATTGTTGCATCAAACTTTGTTCTATTGTTTATATTGAACTTAGCCCAATCCTCTAGTGTTCTTTGAAAATACATATCTCCATATTCATTTTCTTTTAAACCTACATAATCTTCTATGTAAGATTCAATAGCAGCAGCGTGTGCTTGCTTAATATCTTCTGATGAGTTAGGTATTCCACCTATCTCTCTTTCTGTAACTGAAAGCTTGTTGTGAAGTTTATCAGGTCTATTTATAGAAAACCTTCTATAACCTCTACGCTTTAAATAGTACAGTAATCTTGGTTTGTTATTCTCTGCTAGTATAGGCATACCATAAAAATGTAATGCCATAAGTACATCTTCAAAGAATATTTCTGCTGTTGGTGGTCTTGATATATATTCTAAGAAAAACATATTAAACGGAGCGTCTTCCAT